ACGAGCTGCTTTATAACATTCGTGCAACGCAATGTAATGCGCATCAATCTTTGTTGGATCAGGAGTTTGGCGAACTACGCGACGATTGATCTTTTTGCGTTTGATAGGTTTTCGTGTGTTCGCCATAGGAAAATTATTGCTTACTAATTAAAACGAACAGATCATCAACACGCTTTTCAAGTCGAGAACTTTGTAATTCCAATCTGCAAATCGTGTCTTTGATACTTGAGCCTCCATTGGGTCTAAGTTCTTGCAGATAGGATTTAATAACCCATCGTAGAACCAGCAACCCAGTCGCGATTAAAGTGCTTGCGCCAACGCATAAACCAACTATTTCTTGAGCGGTCATTTCGCATTAACGCCATAATCAGCTTCTTTGCCTGAACTTGGATCAATTGCTTTAGCAAGAGGTGCAATTAACGCACCTGCAAGAATTGCAAGTTCTGGTCGAATGTCTGCAACAATTGCTAATAGGACAGTAATACCAGAAGCTGCAACAGCTCTTAAGTATGACTTAATTGCTGCTTTGTGTTTGTTAGTTAGTTTCATTACTTGCCTCCTAGTAGTGGGATATCAAAGAACTCTGAATTGTTATCTTGATCTTTCTTAAAGCTGATATGGATGTGATGATTGTGCTTATTAGCACCTTTGTATTTACGCCATTTCCAATTAAGCAAGGGTGAGGCTATTTTTTCCTCAAAAATTACATAAGAGATACGCCCTTGAGTTTTCCCGAACAGTCTAATCTGATCTGCCAAATACGCTGAAACCCGTTTGTCGTCAGATAGCCCAGCAGAAATATCCAGTCCTCTGACACATCCTGTTTTCTCATCAGGGTTGTGATCGGATTTGGCTGCTCTAGATAAGTGTGCCAGAGAAGCAATCCATCCATCACTTTTACGATCCCTGTCAGGGAAGCAGTCATCGGTTTGCTCTCTTAACTGAACAGCTGCTTTAGATAACCAAGCCTTCATTAGCCAAGTATCGTTTTAAGTTCATCGGCAGTTAAACCAATGCGATCAAGGATTGCTGCTTTAGCAATTGCCTTTGCTTCGGCTTCGACTTTGTTTGTTTCAATTATTGCTTCAGTAACTTTTTGTTGATCTTTTTCAGCCTTGTTTAACTCTCTAAGAGTTTCTTCGCCAGTTTCAACATTTACAATTAACTTACTCATTATGAAACCCCATATAATCTAATAGAAGTGTCTGTTGTATTGGAAAAAGTTGCAGTGCCACCTGATCTAATTATATCAATAGAAGAAATTGCAGAAGTGCTTGCATAATTTGCTTGAACATGGGCTGTAAAAGCAGCATTACCGCTACTGTTGTAATACCATTTAGTTTCATAAAATTTATATTTTGAAGCGCTTGCGTAATTGTAAATCGTTAAAGAACCACATGGGTTTTCTTGTAGATTTGAATTTGCGGTGGTATACCAGCCAAAAGGCGCTACGCCAATTGCTACGGCTCTAGTTGCATCATCATAAGTCCATTTATCATGATTAACTGCAGTGCCTGTTGTATATGTCATTTGACCTCTATATATATTGGCTGTGCTGTCGTTGTTAAATCTCATTATGAATCCAGATGTGTTAGCAGCTGAAGCCTCAATTCCATGCCAAGTTAAAACTAAATGTTTATATGTGCTAGGAATAGATGATAAAGATAAACCAGACAAAGCACTTGCAACAGTTTCTGAAATTAAAGTAACTCCACCGCTTGTTGGTGTAGACCATGCAGGAACTCCACCGCTTACTGAAAGAACTTGTCCAGTAGTTCCAATTCCAAGTCTTGTGTTTGTATTAGCAGTTGATGAACGATATTCAATATCGCCAAGAGTTGTTGATGGGTTTAAGTTTTTGGTTGTTGTATCAACAGATGAACCAAGCGTGCGAATAGCAGCTGCGCCATCTTTAACCAGAGCGGTGTCGTCTGGTGTAGTCCAGCCATAATTGGTAGTGGTTGCCATATTGTCCTTTATCTCAGGCTACGATTGTAGCGTATTCCCATGTCAAAGTTGGGCTTAAAGTGTTCCATGCCTCTGTGATTGGTGTTGTATTCCAACGCATCGCCACTTGGCTATAAGCCACAGGCGACAAGTTTATTGTTAGGAATAATTCGTTGAACCTAGTGCTCCATGACCAACCTTCAACATATCCCTCAAACTCACCGCTTGAAATTTGTGCTGGTAAGTTTTGAATGTTTAGCGGTTGCCCCATGAATACGCCTAGCAGATTATCCCGATCACTATTGTCAATTTCTGGATTTGTGATTGGGAAAGTAATGCTTTGAAATGCTGGTTGTGGGAATGCTCTTTGAGCAATATAACGATCTGCCACAGCTTGAGCATCAACGGCTGAATGTAGCACCGAGTTAATGCTTTCGGCTTTGTAACCATAGGTTGCAATAGAACTTGCCGATGTTGCAGTTTTCTGTGATCCAAAATTATTGCCATAATTGATATACACATCATTGCGAATATCACCAGACCTTGTAATGGTGCTAAGCCCTTGACCTAATGCATGATTAGCACTTAAATCAACATAGCCATTGGTAAGCAAATAATTCTGTCTGTGATCTGCATCGGCATAACCAATGTTGCCTTCGTTGTCCTCATACAAATATCCAAATGCTGAATTAGCAATAAGGCTTGCAATGTTGTAAATGGTATCTGTTTCGGCTGCTCTATTTTCCATTGTGTATAAGCCCGGCTGATCTATTTCACCAAGTCCTAGATTTAGCGCATTAGCCCATGTTTCAGTTGCATCATATCCTGCCCAAGTTGTAGCTGCTGGCACATCATTCCAAGTGCCAAGCAATACGCTAGACAATAGATCATAGATTTGATTGCCATCCTCATCCTGTGAGATTGTGCCGGCATATAATTCTTTTGCTAATTTGACAAGTGATCCCATTGCAAGGACTGTGTATTCAATAACAGTTGCATTTGATCCAGTTGCACCAACGCTAACTGTAATATCTGTTATATCACCGCCAAATATATTGACATAAGCAGCTGATGTGTTCTTAACTTGCAGACTTAAACTATCGTTAATGTCAAATGGTAAAGTTTGACCAGACAATGCCACAAATGTAATCTGCAAATAAGATGGATTTGGTTGCTGGTAAATGTCATCGCGACCAGCTTGATGTTGAATATCGCTTATTGCAATGTCTGTGTAATCAACACCTGCAACTGTAAGTTTCCAATCGGGCGACCAAGCAGTCATTAGCCTGCTGCTGCCCTAATTGCTTGATAACTTAATGCTGGAGTAGATCGGGCTGCGCTTTGATTAACTACCTTAGCCACAGCTCTCGCAGCACCTTCGCCATCTATTGCATTAACTGTGATATTAACTGGATTGCCTGAGCCATAAGTAAAGTTAGATCCGCCTCTAGGAACTGATGGCAATGATGATCTACCTGCTGATGGTGCTGGGTTAGGTAATGCACCGATATTAACTCCTGGAATTATATTAACTGCTCGAATTAGTTCATTGGCAAGTGATACGACTAAACCAATTGCCTCGCGTAAGAATGTGATAAATCCTGAGATAATGCCAGATATTGCTGCAATTGTTTTGCCAAAACTTTCTGCACCGCGTTGTGTTTCTGTTAATGCTGCGCTTAATCCTGCATCACCTGTTAATCCTGCAATAAATCCATTAAGTGTTGGAATGCCTTGATCATTTAAGAATGTAATAAACTTTTCAACAAATGGCAATAATGCGAAACCTAAACTTTCTTTGCTTTCATCAAATGCAACTGTTAGTCGATCAATTTTGCCTTGAAATGTTTCTGCGTTTGTAGCTGCTGCGCCACCATACAATTCTGCTAGTTTGGCTTGCACCTCAGTAAATGACAATGTTGATAATTCTGCTTTAGATAAGCCAAGTCCTAATCTGCCTAAAGATGTAACATTGCCATCTTGCGCACGACCTAACGCGTTGGCTACCTGCTCTAAATCTTTACCAGATGCTTTGCTTATGTCTAACGCTAGTGTTAATAATCTTTGTGCTTCCTCAGTATCTTTAGTAGATACAGCCAATCTTTGTAATGCAGGTCTGAGCTGATCATCGGCAACACCTGTGGCAAGTGATGTCTTAAGGATCATGTCCTCAGTTGCCTTTATTTGGGCATCAGTAGCACCTGTGGCAGCCCGTAATGCATTGGCTAACCTAAGTTGTGCAGCCTCATCCTCTATTGCAGCCTTGACCCCATCAACGGCTAATTTAGTGCCATAAGCAACGGCAGCGGCAGCAGCAACGGCAAATGCAGCAGCAGCCTTCTTTCCAAATGCTCCAACCTTATCGCCAAATGTTTCAATTTCTGTGTCTGCTTTTTTAAGACCTTTTTGCAGATTGTCAATATCAGCAACAATTGAAAGCGTTAAAGCTCTATTACTATTGGCTGCCATCTGACCATTCCTTTACCATGCTTGCAATAATTTCATTGAATTCTTTTGTGATCTCAGGTTGTGATGCTCGGATTGCTGGATAAATAAACCAACCCCTTGAACCCGGACCTTTAGGCATTGGTCCAGACCAGCGTGGCATGTTTGGATATTTTTTACTTCCAAACTCATAACCTCCACCAATACCCGGTCTATTACCAGGTGCATCATTGCGAGTGTTAAATTGTGTTGTTGCGCCACCTGAAAACTTTTGACTAGCAAAACCAAACTTTAATTCACCTTGCAAAGAGGATTTTTTGATTTGTCCACCATCAGCTATTCTTTGTGCGACTTTGCCTCTTGATGCAGCTTTGGCACGAATTGAAGACAATTGTCTTCCAACTAATTCTTGTATTTTGGTTTTAGTTTTTTCTTTTGCAATATCATCCAAATTACGCAGAACTCTAGAAATTTGATTTAATTCTTTTTTAGAAAAGAAAATGGATGGCTCGGTGCTATTTGCCATAACGAGCCTCCAATACTTCTATCGCTGTCAAAATGTCGTCTGCATCAACCCATTCACTCATTGGTATGTTGGTGGCTATTGCCAACTCAACCAATAATCTGCTTAGGCTTCCTGCTGCGTGGCTTTTGGGTCTGCATCACCGACTATTACATCGCTGACTGTTTCCATCCATGCATCAAATGGTTTGATTGGCTTTCCAGCAGCTTCACGCTTGTGTGCGTTGTATGCTAAAAACATAAGATCCCACATGCCAAGTTTTTCTTTCGCTTGGCTTATGGTGTTGCCAGTTGTCTTTTCCCATTTAGCCCACTCAGGCGGTTGGGCAATATATGTTGCTTGCTCGCCTGAGTTATATTCAATTGTAATTGGTAACTTCATTTTTTTGCTCCCGT